AGAATAAATTTAAGAAAGTAAATATGACGTAGGTAAATTACCTTTGTCTATAATATACTACACACCAAAAAATTTGTCAAGTGTTTTTTAAGGACTATGCATACACATAGTCCTTTTTATAACTTAACCATTCCGGGCGACCAAACCGGGAACCACTCCAGGAAAGATGAGCGGCAGGATATTCCACCCGGGTGTCCCGCCCATCAATAAGGAAGCCAAACAAGAATGAAGTTACATATATAGTATACCACTGAACAACTGATATGTCAACTAATGAAAACTAAGGAAAGAAATGCAAGCGTTTTTTGCATTTGCGTTTTTGAAGCGGAATTTTCCTTTTTGAAAGCAATCTCTCAGGAACGAAATTAGCACATTGTTTGAAGATAACATCACATAATTGATTGAATGGTCATCAAGAGTGACTGCTATTCTAGTCGGGAAATCCGGGTCAAATTTGTCATCGCAATATAGTATTCCGGAATCTGGAAACTCTCTTATGGAAAAGGAAGCACCCTCTACCTTGAATGTGCATATATACCGTGATCTTCCATGTGGCCTTTCTATGAACGCATAATTGTCTAATAAGTAATTGTTCTCGCTTGCGAAAGAAGTATACCTGTGACTTGAAAATGCTCTGTTAAAAGCACTTTCCTTTTGCGCATTGGCAGCCGATTCTATAAAATCTGTTTCGAGCACCCATCCGTTTCCACGAAGAAAATGTGTTTTTGAATTGAGTCGCTCTGCAATGCCAAGTGCTGAGTAGTAGGGATTCAACAACGTAACTTGATTAGCCAACATGAATACAGGTAGATATCGCACCTGCTTTCCATTTCCTCTTGCCAGTGAAGTATGAATGGAAAGGAGTTTTCCAACCTCATCGCTGATGTATCTGTTTGATTCTGTTTGAAATTCATCGAATAGAATTAGTTCCGTGTCATTGAAAAAATGAGAATATTTTTTTACATTGTCCGATGCATTGAGTGATATTGCGTATCCGCAACTATTCATTTGATTTCCGTTTTTTCCGATAAGCAATTCTTTGAACCCAGATTTTCCAAGTGTCTTTTCATCCATAATGTAGTCGTTGAAGAAGAGCGCTTTAATGTCTTTAAAAAACTTTTCGGCCACTTGTTCCAGCTCATACTGATAGCGGTAAAGCAGACAAAATTTTTTATTCTGTTTTAGAAACCGATTGATGCATAAACGGTTGAAATACGTTGTTTTACCACCGGTTCTATTTGTCGTTACAATATATATTTCTGGAGCTTTGTTATCAATGTCTTTCATATTTAGAATGTTTGTTCCATCATAATATTTTGCATTCATAATAATCACCTTTTTTGTTTATAGTATACTATATTTCTTGACATTTTACAAGTGCAATGATATACTATCTATATAACGGGGAAAGGAGGGTGTGTCGCAGAAAAAGAAACGTATTCAAACTATAAAAATTTTTGATCGCCCCTCCCAGGCGGCTTTCTGCGACAAAATGAAAAAATGGATTTAAATCTTATTATGCAGGCGGTAGGCACAGTTGGGTTTCCGATTGTGTGTTGCGGCGCGCTTGGTTGGGCGTTTTACAAAATGAACGTCCAGCACAGCGAGCAGATCAAAGAGCTGACCGAATCTCATCGATCAGAAATGAATGAACTAAAGCAGGCACTGGAAAACAATACATTAGCGGTGCAGAAGTTGTGCGTTATGCTTTCAGAAAAAGAGACAGAATAATAGTTATGTAATGGAGGTAGGCCATCAGTATGCCAAACTTGACACAGAGTTATTCGTGGGCGGTTACACAATGTAACGCCGAAAATGTGGGTTATTCTGAGACCTACCGAAATCAACAAGTTGACCCATCAACTGGTGCTACTTGTTATGACTGTTCTTCTTTTATTTGGTACGCATTGCAGGCCGGTGGATTTGATTTATCAGCTGCTGGTTCTGATACTGCTTTTACCACGTCTACGATGCTTCCTGTTCTTTCGTCTCTTGGTTTTGTAGAACAGGATATTAACGGTCAATGGCTTCCGGGGGATATTGTGTGGGTCGAGTCAGCTACTGTCCAGCATACAGAAATGGTATATCGTTCTGATGCAGGAACACTGATGACTGGCTATACAATGGGCGCGCATAGTGATTCCGTGCCATTGGCAGAACAGGTTTCCATTAATACCTTCCAAACAACTCCCGGTTATTACACACGCTTGTTCCGTTACCCCGGTGGAGTTGGCACAACGGTATCGGCATACGTGATCGCCGCTATGTGTGGATGCTTTAAACGTGAATCTGGTGTGAACCCTGGAATATGGGAAAGTCTTACTCCAACCACATGGGACCATGAATATAATTATGATGGTATTGGAGGGTACGGATTAGGTCAGTGGACAAACGTAGGAACGCCGTACGGCAGATGCTACAATTTGCATGAATGGGTTACTTCCAACGGTTATGCTGATGGAGATGGAAACGGTCAGTTGGCGTTTTTGATCCATGAGAACTACTGGACAGCTTCCAATTCGATACTTGGATACGCAACGCTTTCTGATTTTCTTTCTTCCACGTCAACTGATATTGACACATTAACCGCAGAATTTCTCGCTTGCTGGGAGGGAGTGCCCGGAAATGCACTTGCAGAGCGACAGGAAGCGGCCAGGGCATTTTATAGCTACATTGACGAACATAAAACAGAACCGTCATCGAACTGGACTTGGACTTCTGGGAATTTTTATTTGGGTTATTTAAGCAATGAGCAGTATGCAAACGTGATGTGCGCATATTGGTTTTTGAACGGGTATGTCCCGCCCGGTCCTGGACCAGGTCCCGAGCCAAAGAAACGAAAAGGGTTGCCACTTTGGATGATGATCCGGTATTACAACAAGTGAGGTGAGTGATTTTGGCAGTAGTTAGCAAAGAATCTCTATTAGAGCGAATACGCGAGATGACAGGCGTAGAAAATGCTGAATCAGATGAGTCAATCTCTCTTTTAGAGGATTTGTCTGACACGTTTGAGGACTTGTCTTCGCAGGTCTTGCAGGCGGGTGATTACAAGAAAAAATACGAAGAAAATGATGCGGAATGGAGAAAAAGATACCATGACCGTTTTTTCTCTGTTTCGGAGGAAACTACGATCAAGGAAGATGATAAAGATGACGACGTAGAAAAAAAGACCTATGAATCATTATTTAAGGAGGATTAAAGATGCCAACAAGAGTAGGTGTGAGCGGGCTTAACGCCAGTACGATTGATATTTTGAACGTGATCCGGCAGAATGCAACCTATGAATATCAGAGCATGGTGCCTGAGGTTAAAAAAACAACGGACATTCCCAAAGTGGGAGAAGTTCTGTATGGAGACCCTGTTTTACAGAACCAGTTTTTAAATGCTTTGATTAACCGCATTGCATTGGTGTTAATCAAGTCGTCTACTTTTAATAACCCGTATGCTGACCTTAAAAAGGGGTATTTGGAATATGGCGAAACGGTAGAAGAAGTTTTTGTAAACATTTGCAAGGCAAGGGAGTTTTCCGCTGAGAAAGCAGAGTCCCGGGAATTTAAGCGTACTATTTCCGATGTACGCAGTGCGTTTCACGTGATGAATATTCGTTATCAGTTCCCGTTAACCGTACAGGATGAGGATTTAAGACAGGCTTTTCTGTCCGCAGAAGGTGTCAGCAATTTTATTGCAAAACTGGTTGATTCCGTGTATCGGTCCAACGAGTACGTAGAATATCTACTGTTTAAATACCTTCTCATTAAATCGATTGCACATGGTAAAATGTTTCCGCAGGCGGTATCTCCCACCGATATGCACGACAACGCAGAAAAATTCCGTGGCGTATCAAACATGATTACGATTCTTTCTCCGAAATACAATGCATCAGGAGTGCATACAAACACACCAAAGGAAGACCAGTATATCTTTATGGATGCGATGTACAATGCAAAGTACGATGTAGAAGTTCTGGCATCTGCTTTCCACATGGACAAGGCGGATTTTATGGGCCGGCTGAAAATTATTGATGACTGGTCAACGTTTGATAACGATGCATTTTCCGAAATTGTTGCAAGTTCCGACGGATTTGAACCTGTTACGGCAGAAGAACTTGCGATTACAGCAAAAGTAAAAGCAGTGTTAGTGGACAAGGAGTTCTTCCAGGTATACGATAACAACCTCAGATTTACAGAAAAGTACGTTGCTTCCGGCATGTACTGGAACTACTTCTTAAACGTCTGGAAAACGGTATCCTACAGCCCGTTCTCAAATGCAGTTGTATTTGTAGAAGCCGATAACGTTTCCCTGAACACCCCTGCGACACTCACGGTAGAAGTAACCGATAAAGTCATCAATGAGGGTGGAACGATCTTAACCCTGTCTCCGCAGGAGGATACGCCTACTTTAACTGGTCAGTGGAATTTTGTGCAGACGCAGGATGCCGTGGAAAAGATGATTGCTGTCCAGAAATACGGTGTGTTTATTTTCCCGACTTCTGCAACCACCACGAAACCGCAGTTGATCTTAAACGGTGTTGAGTACAACGCTACCACAAACTTAACAACTGCTGCGCAGGTTGGCAGTACCTTAACTTTTGAAAGAAAAAACTGATATGGGGGCTGGATATCTCCAGTCCAGCCCTGAGTTCTGATTTGGAGCTGAGCGTACACATTAATGAAAACGCGAAAAAAGTGGTATCATCGTTTTATGTTGACTCAGATGGAAATCTGGTAGCGGTTGAAGAAGAAACAAAATATGTTGTGCCTGTAGAAGATGTAAAACTTGTGAACGGGGATATCATAGTAACGTATTAAAAATAAGGGAGGTGAATGTTTTTTGGCTGTTGTTAATCTTGGTAATATTAAGCATGCCCCAAAAATTAACGTATTCGGTGATATACAGCACGTCTGGTCTGACGAACATGTGGGAAAATCTGTTAAACTTGATGTTCCGTTTGTTTTTAGCGAAAATAAAACATATATTGTTTTTGTTAGGTCAAAAAGCGGTAAAGTTATTATAGATGGGAGTGAAGTATCTGTTGATGCAATTGAAATTTTTACAAATCGCATTAAAGGAGTTTCCAGCTCAGGAGGGGCACCATTTAATTTTACTGGAAATGACTATTCATTTGGTATAACTTTACCAACTATTGGTGATACTGCTGAACTGGGTGTTTACATTGCAAGACCAACAAAAACAAGTGCCGCGTCATTATTCGACGTGTGCGTTTGTGAACTATGACAAAGCAAACCAAAATTTACTTCCTTGAGGGGGTCCCATTGGATCCCTCTTATAAAAATAGTATCTATTTTTTAACTCAGGAAGCACAGGCAGAATATTTTTTAGGAAAAGCCAAGTTTTCCATGCTGGATTGTACATTTCAGCGTCAGGAACAACGTATCCGTGTAAACCGTCCGGTTTCCGACTGCTATCACATCAACTATCTGATGTGGCAAAATACGTCCTATTCCAGTAAGTGGTTTTATGCCTTTGTTACTCGCGTTGAATACATTAACGATGGATGTACTTGGATGTATTTCCATATAGACTCATTACAGACTTACCATTTTAACTACCGTTTAGGCTATTGCTGGGTAGAACGTATGCATTCTCTTACGGACGGTTTATTTGAAAATTTAGTCCCAGAAAATCTGGAAACAGGTGACTATGTGACAATAGACAGATACATTACGGATTATAGCAATATGTCTGTTTGCATTATGACTGGAGAAACGTCTACCGGGGGGAAACCATCGGGCAAATTTTACAACAAAATCTATAGCCCACTCAATATTATGACCCAGCCAGTAACGGACGATGCAACGCATTTAAACGCGCTACTAGAGTCCTATGTTGGATCTGGAAAAGAAAATGCAATTGTTGCCATGTATGAATACCCATCTGTGTTGGGTGCCAGTTCGGAGCCGGATACGCTCGACTTGCTTTTGCCTGTTATGCATATGCCAGATAATTTTGACGGATATAAACCCCGCAATAAAAAATTGTATCAGTATCCTTACACGCAATTAGTTGCCACAAACAAGTCAGGCCAAGTGAATAAGTATCGCTGGGAAGAATGGGGGTTAGCAGGTGCGCAGTTTGAGGTCCAGGGCACTTTCATTTCATCGCCTGCCATGATCTGTTACCCTGTCAACCATGCAGGAATCGAGAAAGATTATGACCGCGGGCTTACATTAACAAGTTTTCCAGTCAATGCCTGGGCAGGTGACACGTACAAAGCGTATTTGGCACAGAACAAAGCCGCTATTCTGAAAAATATAGTAAGCGGTGTAGCAGGCGGTATCCATGGCGGTATTGCTGGTGGTTTACCCGGTGCGGCAATCGGGGCGGCGGTTGGAGCAGGAACTTCCATCGCTGGTCAAATGGCACAGCAGTACGATATAGACAGCCACCCCGACCCGGTGTATGGGTCAGCGCAGACCGACAGTCTGAACACAGCGATTGGCAATGTGGGGTTTGCATTTTATTTTAAAACGATTCGGGCGCAGTTTGCTCAGAGAATTGATGCATATTTTGACCGATTTGGATATGCAGTCAACAGGTTCATGGAGCCGGTAAGAAATGCACGCAAGGTGTATACGTATCTGAAATGTAGTGAAGTGAATCTCTTACCAACAACAGGTGGCAACTTAGGAATCCCAGAGCCGCACCAAGATGAAATCCGGAATGCGTATTTGTCTGGAATGACCTGGTGGAAGTCTGGTGACCAAGTCGGACATTACGAACTTGACAATACAGTTGGAGGTAGCTAACTATGTCAAAAAAGAAAACCTTGTTCGGCCAGTCGCTGTTTTTAAACATGTGTACATGGCAGGACTACTACCAGCGCCTTTCTGAACTTGCGATTACTTCTTTTTCCTATGAGGGCCTACCGGATACGGTAGACCCCCGGTACATGGAACTGGAATTGTATGAGAACGGACAGATTGCACTTTTCTATGATGAGGGTGTTGACTCTTATCTATCACTGTCCTGTACGCAAGCTGGAAACTTTGATGTTTACGGGAACCCCGTGAAGTTCCGCGCTTACTCCCGGTATAACGGGTACCAAAGAGACTTGTCATTGGATACATCTGTTATCGGATTTAACAACTTGACCCGTCGTGATATCAAGCCGCTGTTGAAAATGTTTGCAATGCGTCTCTATAATCTGGATCGCATCATTGACGTTAATTCCAATGCGCAAAAGACACCCGTGTTGGTGCGTGCATCGGAATCCCAACGTTTAACCATGTTAAATCTGTACAAGGAATATGACGGAAATCAGCCGTTCATTTTTGGGGATAAAGATCTGGATATGCATGACTTTTCCGTGCTTTCCACGGATGCCCCGTACATCGCAGACCGGATTTTTGAGCTAAAAACAAATATCTGGAACGAAGCCATGACCTATCTTGGCATCAGCAATGTTTCCATCACCAAAAAGGAACGCATGGTCACCGATGAGGTCAACCGTTCCCTTGGCGGAACGCTTGCCGGACGTTATAGCCGACTGGAAGCAAGAAAGCAGATGCTGGAGCGAGCAAACAAATTGTTTGGATGGAATGCGTCAGTCAAATTCCGGTTTGATGCGGAATCTGAAGAACAAACAGAAACTTCGGACGGAGGTGAACTGGATGAGTAAATACACCACGGAAGTCCGCTTCATCTGCGAAACGGCGGCAGGGCTTTCCGAATCCGTTGGATTCTCAGACGTGGAAAGTGTTCTGGAAAAGAGCTGGGATAAAATCTTTTCTCCGGCTATTCCGTTTTACAAAGAAGAAAAACGGGCGGAACTCTGCCAGAAAATCCTTGCGCACTACTACACAAGGGAAATCGGGTTTGAAACCGTTGGCTTGTGGAAACTCAATCTAAACCGGAAAATGAAAGAGATCATGCCGTTTTACAACGAGATGTACAAAACGCTTGATTTTCAGTATTCCCCCCTTGAGGACGTTGATTATTTTGAACATCACGAAAACAACGACACGTTCTCAGAAACCACAACGGGGTCAACGACAAGGGAAAGTTCCACCACCGGAAAAAGCAAGGACACCCGCACGGATGACCTAAGTGAAAAAACGTCCAACTCCAGTGAGACCACCGGTTCAACCACCGATTCATCCACCGTTTCAACTACCGTTTCAACTACCGGAAAAACCACCGATAAAACCACAAGCTCCAAAACAAGCAAAACGATTCGCAGTGACACTCCTCAAAACGACTTGGCCGATTTTGATGCGGAACAGTATTTGACCAGCGCGGAAAAAACAACGGACTCCAGCACGCAGGACGGAAACGGAACCTCAGAGGGGAAAACAGAAACAAGTGGAACGACCTCAGACAATGGATCCAGCTCCGGTACAACCACGGAAACCGGAACAAGAGCAAACACCGGGACGGTAAAAGAAGAGGGAACACGGGAAGAAACGGGATCTGAAACTGGGAATAGAAGCGAAAACCGGGACAATACCGGAACCGGGACGGGAGATATCCATGTTTGGGGGAAACGCGGTGGGCAGAGCTATGCCGCGGCGATCAAAGAGTACCGGGAACAGATTCTGAACGTGGATTTGATGGTGATTGAGGAGCTTGGAGATTTGTTTCTAAGACTTTGGTAGGAAGGAGAAAACATGGTTACAAGAGAACAACTACGTTTTTATTGCCAAAAAGTGTTACCGCTTGCATATGATGACAGTCTGAGCTATTATGAGTTGCTGTGCAAGGTACTGGGCAAAGTGAATGAGCTGGTGCTACAGTACGATCAGATTGTTCAGAATTTTAACGTGATTTTGACGGATTATTTGGAATCCGATGATTTCCAGAATCTACTGGAGAAATTCATAAAGAGCGAAATCCCTGACTATACGTATGTCCAGCATTATGTGACATACTTAGGGATGTCCGATACGGACGCGGTAAAAGAAGCTGTAAAAGACTGTCCGTTACATGGGACCGTGATGTTTCCGCGCAGAACGATGAATCTGACTGAAACCATTTTCCTGGACAAGCCAATCTGCCTGAAGGGGAATTATACAGGCTGGGTGTTTGATATGTCAACGGATAAGTACACTGCGGAACAATTTCAGGAGCACAGCATCATCAGTACCGCATCCCCGTCAATACAAATAAGTGTGCCTGGTGTTTTGATTCAGAACATGGCAATTTGCGGGACGAACCCGACCACTGGCGCGCACGTGATTCACATAGAACCGGGCCCCACGAATGTGAACAAGTCAATGCGCTATGTTAATTTAGAACATGTGTACGTATACATGTCTAATGTAAGCACTGGCAGTTGTTGTATCTATATGGATAACTTGTTTAAGTCTACGTTTTATGACGTAAGTACGCATGGCGGAGCCTATGGCTTTTATCATGACGGGACAAGGATTAATGGAACCAGTTTAACATTTGACAATTGCTGGGCGGTAAATAGCGCTTATCTGGGCTATTACATCAACAACCTATTTTATTCAACGTTCCTTTCCTGCGCGACTGACAGTTATTCCGGTGCTGTTAACGGTTACCGGTTTTCGAAATGCAAGGGAATCCATGTGATTGGATGTGGCGCAGAACATATGAGTGCGGCTTGTTTTGTAGCAAATGAGTGCCTGTCGTCCAATTTTTTGGTAAGCATGAGTGGTGATAATTATAACACGGCGGCAACAAAAGCAGGAGCGTTTGAAATGTCTAATTGCCAGAGCTGTACCGTTGGCGGGTTCCATTCTGAAGATGAGACAAACCCTGTGCACAGGTTCATCAAGGCGGAAAACTCCTTGTATCGCATCGTAGATGCAAGCTGCTACAAAGAAAATTGCACGATAGAAGATGACGGAAACGTTCTGAATATTGATGGCTGGTACGAGAAGTCTTTTGAAGTTGACGCAGCTAAATTATTCCCTGGTACAGAAATCACGGAAAGTTATATCGTCGTGTCAAACGGTGTAATGCACGGTTATATTAAGCAGAGCGTCACTGGAAAAAGAACGTTAACTTCCGTTGCTACCCTATCCAGTAACGCAAGATTGCAATATGAGGGGTATTATGTGGTGGAAAACCGGATCAGCATTACAACCGGAGACACCATTATATTTGACAGTGCCGGATATAACGTAAAACAGTTATATGCGCTTCGGAAGATGACTTAAAAAGTAGGGTGACGAAAATGTCACCCTATTTTTTAAGTCAATTTTACACCAAGTTCGTCAAAAACTTCGCTTAAATCGTGATACATGGCGTGCAAGAACTGATGCTTCACCTTTCCAATAATCACGTATTTGGCACCTTCCAATCCTAGCACATAGCACAAATGATCGTGGAATGGATACACCATTTTAATTGGAAAGAGTCTCTTTAAATCCCTGTCTCTGGAATATGCATCTATATGCCCGCACTGGTCATAATAGTAGCCATCCAGCAGTTTCTTTGCTGTTTCGTAATTATTACGTTTACAGATAGCTCTTTTTATATCTTCGCTGATTTGGTTTTTCATATCACATATACCTCCATTTCATTTTCTGAATATAAATGGATGCTTCTCACGTCACTATTCATTAACGCATCGGATGCATACTGGAAATAATAACTAGGTTTTCCTATGGTAGTCTCGATAAACCTACCCAAATCCGGGTCCTCATAAAAAATTTTTTTCACAATTAACGTGAGTGACCTTTCTTCAATCGTAACCTCTATTAATTCACCAAATTTCATTTCAACTCCTCCTTTACATACAAATTGTTTCAAATCCGACCCAAGCAAACATTGCAAGTGCCGCAAAAAACATACCAAATAAAAAATACAATAGAAGTTTTATAAATCCTTTCATATCTTTATCACCCTTCTTTCTGACTTTATTATAGCTCATTTTTACTACTTTGTCAAGTGTTTTTTAACTATTCCGCATAGTGAAAAAAGTATCTTGCAATACAACACCACCCGGTATTCTCACAGGCCGTAGCTTCCCTGGTACTTTAAGCCCTGGCGTAAAATTATCATAAGTCCGTACAATACGCTTCCCGCAAGAAAACAGAAACTGTAATTCTTCCACATTTTTACAATCCGCCATTTTTGCTGTTCCAAGCATAGAGGATAACAATAACTCCTTTGATCTGACTGGCATACCACAAGCCTTAATATCATAATAAGGCTCAATTGGTTTCAAGTCATTGTGCGTAACGTGTTCGATGTATGTTTTTTGCCGTACAAATACCGCACTGTCCCAGCAAGACTCCAGCTTCCAACAGCAAAAGTCCTTATCATGTACCCTTATTCCTGTTATTTTTTCCGGCGGTAAATCACAATGAATGGAATCCGTGTCCGCATAACGGAAACCAGGTCGATTGTTTCCGTGATAATTCGCCTGAGCCGCCCGGATTGTAAAGCATCTGGCATATGAGGTGATGGCAGAACCGCATGGGATGTAACCGGGGCGCTTATCATTTTCGTGAATGTCGTGAAAAACAAAGCTGTCATTCATAGGCTCAGCAAACTTAAAGGAGGAGTCCGTCGACATCGCCATTTTCCCGTACAAATTGTTTAAAAATAATTTCGCAATTGTTCTTGTGCATTTGTCTTTTGCTTCTTTTTTAATTTTTGCAAATTTATCAATATACTCGTCGAAAATGCCAAGCTGTGAACGAAACCAGCAACCATTCATAATTTCTGTATCCCAAAGTTCATAATGCTCTTTTATCAACTGCCAATCTGTCATCGTTACATATAGGTCAACTGTGCTAGTAATGATACCATCAGGCCCCGGTAATTCCCGGTATTTGCCGTCAATTAACGAGCTTTCCAGCCATTCCGTGGACTTATACATAGCACTGTTTTTTATTTGGATACATGGCAACTTCCCCTGCTTGAGCTCAAAACCAGTTCGTACATGCAAAAAATAATACCGATTTTCGATCAGGGCATCCTCTGGGATATAGTCACCGTTCCAAAAATGAGGGATTCCAACTGGATAGTAATTCCCGCTCATGCTGTGCATCATGGACGGATACAGGCTGTTCACATCAGCAGTAGTACCGTTGTATACGGTGACTCCGCTACAGCCTTTCCGTAAATAGCACCATCCACCTTTATAGGATTTCCGAATCCATTCGCCTGCGGATAAGTCCTCTACTCCGGGGATATCATAGAGATTTGGAAAATACGAGTCCCATAATCCAACCCCATCGTCTGTCATTCCCTTGTATGTTTTTAAGCACTCTGACCCAATCGTAAGGGAGTTATGGCCCTTAGAAAACATAATCTCAAGCGCTTCTTTTAACACAAGCACGTCATTGCTGATGTATTGATCTTCTTCAGGTGTACGTGGACAATCTGGAAACCGAAAACCCTTGTATTCCATTTCCAACTTTTGATGCTTTGTTCCAAAATTTTTTCCGAGAACTTTAAGAGAAAACGGAAGAAGTTTTAAAGAATCGTATATCTCGATGGTCTTGTATTTGTTTGTGCGGATGATTATTTTGTACCATTGTCCCATTGTCGAGATGCTATATTTATATGTCTTCGGCAACATATCCTTATCTGATATTTCCTTGACTTCTCCGTTTTGTAATCGCAGATATGCTGGTCGATACCCCCATTTATACATGAGGGCATCTAACATAAAATTTCCGTCAAATTTAAGGTTATGAAAATATAAGCGAACTGTTTTACGCATATTCACAAAAAACTGAAAGAAATCCGTAATATTTCCAAATATACGTACATCCTCAGAATGCAACGCAACGCAAGCAGCCGCCCAAACATCTGTTCTTTCCTGACCAGTATATACCGTAGTCTCGAAGTCGCAGGCAAATATGTCTGATTCATCCAAGCATCTCTTCTTCATAATTTACACCGTCCGAAAATGATATCATAGAAATGTCGCCAGTGTATCCAATATTTTGTGCTAAAAATTCCAGTGACCCACGCACATCACTCAAATACCCGCTTTCCAAAAAGGTGTTCAGGGCATCTGCTAAATCAGAACCTTTTTTATAAGCATAGAAAACGGCTGTTGCTATTTTTATACGGTTATCCGGATTTTGTAGCCATGATAAAAGTTCAGCCGCCGCTTTTTTCTGTAACTGCAGTACTTCGTCTGCCTTGGGAACTAATCCACGCTTGCTATAATACGTTTCCGGGACACCCGATTTCAAACGGTCGATCATCGGCTGTACAACGTTTTTCCATACGATATCAATCCACAAATCTTTGTTCTTTGATTTCTTTCTTGTTTCAGCGGATTTCCGTGCTGACGCTTCTCTTTCCAGATCTCTACCACGCACACCGGAAGTTTCTTTCCCTTCTGGCGTGATATAGCGTGATCTGCGATATAATGATTCGGGTGTAATATTTTTTAACCGGGTTACCGAGCGGGTTGAAACCCTTGTCTCTGACATCGGTTTTATTGACTTTATGGACTCTGGAACGACATACCCGCGTTTTTCAAAAGACCTGACAAGGCTTTTCACTCTTTTATACTCTTTCTGGTAACTTCTTTTTAATTCGCTCATAATAAAAACCCTCCTTTATGATACAATTATACAATAAAAAAGCACCCTTGTCAAGGGTGCTTTTTATTTATTTTTTAAATTTCGCCTAAATTGTCAAATGGATTGAATGGTTTTTTCCAAACCATATCAATGATATTAATTGCACTTAAATAGGCAACAAGGAAAGCTCTGCCCCTGTACTTGCTAATACCAATTGACACGTTTGCCACAACCTCGGAACCTTCTCCAATATCTCCAACTGAGATAGAATCAGATTCTTTTCCATTTTCATATACTTTAACTGCATAACGGGTTACTGCCTTGAAATACAGCTTACCTTCTCTATCAACTTTCGTTGGGGTTGATGCACAGCCTTCTGTATCTACTTCTTCGTATACCCGATCAAGGGCAGATTCCTGTTCTGGCGTTAAAGACAATGTTAACGTTGCCTTTCCATCTTCGATTCCAGCATATTTTACTTTCGATCTCACATTGATTTTTTTCATTTTTCATTCTCCTTTTTTCTTCTATAGGTTCCGCAGTTACTATAGCCAAGATCAGCTACTTTATGTGCCATCATCACTTCCGGTGGAATATCATACACAAAATAGCGGTAAGCTGACACTCTAGCTTTCTTTATTTTTTCGTACTCCTGAGGGTCATGCTTTGACAGCCAGTCAAGGTACTTCGGGCGTGTGATTTCCTCTGGAAACCAATGTAATGCCTTAGTTCCGTCCTTGTAAAAAACATCTAGTTCCGTTCCTAATCTCTTCACCTTCATTTTATCACCTCCTTATAGGTTTTTAACCCAAACATTTTACTCCATTATATTCGGCCAATATCCACCCTCTTGCGATTTTAACATACGTGCAACCGGGTCTTACTACTACCTGTTCCCTTACTTTTACTTTGATACCGACTTTAATTTGTACATAGCCGTCCTTTGTTATATTATACTTAGATCGTGTAGACAACGGCACATCTTCAATAGAAATCGGCTTACGACTTCTATAGTCCTTATATATAATCATTCTCTTTAGCGTTTTAAGCCTATTACCATCTTTATAAGGACGTTTTCTCTTAGAATCAATGATTTTATTAACCTCACTGGCAATGTTCCCAAAACGGCTGTATAAATAGTCACCGGGGCACGCCTTTGGGGCAAACCATCTGTGTGCTGTCATGTTTTGTACAGCTCTATAAGTTATCGTAGGGTCTGCTCGCCATCGAAGTTTTCCAATTGTTGGATAACGTTCACAGATATCTACCAGTAGTTTAATCAAAGCATTGTATACCGCTGGCCTAACTCTATACGGTTCAAAGTCATCTGACGCACATTCAATCGTGATTGCTCTGTGATCGTTTTCCGGGCTAGAGCTACACCATGAACGCCGTTCCTCTGGCAAAATGCCGACTATTGTTCCGTCATAGGCTATCGCATAATTGGCTGATGCTTCAGCTTCTGGACTACAGAGCCAGTTAGCCATGGAATCCGCTGAAACTTGGCCAACATAGCAATGGATCGTTACTGTATCTACTACATGGTTACGAAATTCCGAATTCGGAGAACATAGTTGATAGTTCTCATTTACATATTTGGAATATGTCACTTTTTTCACTCCTTATTATATTTATTGTTTACATCTTTATTATAGCTCTTTTTTATCAATCATCCCACTTTACGTTGACACATCCTTCCAGTGATGATACTTTTTCTTGTATCTCCTCATAAGTTTCACTGCGTCAAAGCTTTCCTCTGTTCCATACCAATCTTTCATTTAATTATCCTCCTTTATATTTCCTTGTTTC